GCGCGATGCGCTCAAGGAGGCGCGGGCTTGAGGGCGATCGATCAGGTCTCCGCGCACCTCAAGAAGGGCTCCGGGCCCGCTGTGGACGCGCCGCAGAGGAAGAGCTTCCGGGAGTTCCTGGAGAAGGACGCGCGCGTTCCGATCGGCGGCGGCGAGCATGGGCCGTACACGTTCGAGGGCCGCGAGGCGCTGCTCGCGATCGTGGACGCGATCGATCGGGTGATCTCGGAGGGCAGGACCGAGTCCACGGTGTCGGTCGCCGGCGGCGCGCAGTTCGGCAAGACGATCCTGGAGCTCAACCTCGCGAGCTACTGCACCGGGCAACGCTTCCTCGCCTTCGGGCTCTTCCTCCCCGACAAGGATCTCGCCGAGGGCATCGTCGACGCGAAGTTCCGCCCCGACGTGGTGGACCAGGTCCCGTGGTTCGCGCGGATGGTGCAGATCGGCCGCGCGGTCAACCGCAGCGGCAAGGCCGTCAACAAGAAGGGCGCCTTCACGGTGACCGACGGCCGGCGCCGGTCCCTGGGCATGGCCCTCGGCCTCCAGAAGATCCCCACGACCTTCACATTCGACATCGCCGCCCAGGACGAGGTGGACGACATCCCCGAGCGCACCGCGAAATTCGTCCGCGGCCGCATGACCTCCTCGGCGCTGCGCTTCTCGCTGAAGATCGGCACGCAGCGCGTGGCGGGACGCGGGATGAACAAGGCGTGGAAGGACGGCAGCCAGGGCGTGGCCCTCATCGGGCCGGCGCACCTGGCCAAGGGCTACGAGCCGAGCCAGACCGTCATCGGGCCGCCCGAGGGCTGGATCAATCCCGAGGAGGCATTCCCCGGGATCGTGAGGCTGGCCATGGATGGGGCGCCATCGCCGTCGGATCCGAAGCTCACCTGGGCGGGGGATTTCAGGCACGACGGCGCGCCCGACCAGACGGTCGGCGCGCACCACCCGGACAACATCTACTACCTGGCGCACCCCGAGACCGGCGAGCCGCTGGACCGCTCGGTCCCCCTGTGGCACCACCGGAGACCCGAGCGGCTGGCGATGCGCAACGAGAGCTTCCGCGTCTCGCAGCTGGGCATCGGCGCGATCGGGCTCTCGCAGATCGTCGCGCAGTTCACGCTCGCGGCCAACGACCCGGAGGAGATGGCCGTGTTCCGCTGCGACGTCCTCGGCATCCCGCAGAGCACCGGCCAGGCCCTCAAGCCGGACGTCGTCGCCAGGGCCCGCGCGATTGAACCCTTCGACATGCGCCTGCGGGCCGAGGCCGGACGGCCGCTCTTCGCCGGGATGGACGTTGGCGACAAGTGCTGGCTGTGGGTGCGCGAGCGGGAGTCCGCCTCCAGGAAGCGCGCGATCTACGCCGCGTCGTTCGCGGCGGCGGACATGGAGCGCCGCGCGGTGGAGCTGTTCGGCGCGATGGGGCTGGGGTGCCTCCTGATCGACCAGCGGCCGCTGGTGACCGAGGCCCGCGCGATCGCCCTCGAGCTCAACGGCCTCTCCTCGCTGGAGCGCTGGCCGGCCGTGCCCTCGGGCGACGCGGGCCTCTCGCTGCCCGGCGGACTCTCGTGGGCCGTGATGAATGGCTCCGGCCGCTGGGTCAACCTCCGGTGCGCGGTGGTGCGCTTCGACAAGAGATCCATCGGCGCGGGCATCGAGCAGGGCTTCGACGTGTTCGAGCACGACGGCCAGACCAAGTTCGTCCCGCTGGTGCGCTGCAACCGCTTCGAGACCATCGACGCGGCCGTCCGGGAATTTCTCACGCCGCTCGAGGGCGTCTCCGACGTCGTGGACGGCAGGGTGCGGACCGAGCCGGCCATGCTCCTGCCGCGCGCGGGACTGCCGATCCAGTCCACCCTGGAGGAGCACCTCCTGGTCGGGAGCGAGCGCGCCCGGGAACCGGACGGCGGAGCCGGGGACTACGCCGATGGCTGCGCCAACCACCTCCTGCTCGCCGACGGCTACTCGGCGCTCGCCGAGCGGGTCGGCGGAGGCGCCGGCACGGAGAAGTTCTCCTGGCAGCGGATCTGGGACCGCGCCACCGACGGCCGCCGCGCCCGCCGCGGAAGGAGGGTTTTCGCGTGAGAACCAAAACGCGCGCCAAGGCCCCCAAACGCCCGCAGGAGCGTTTCGGGGGGTCTTCACCCCGCCGGCGAGGTTCCGGCGCGTTTGCAGAACCGTTCCGGCGCCATGCAGAGCGGTCTGGCACATCGCCGGATCGGGTCTCGGGAGAAAATGCCGCCGCCGTGGCCGACGTGGCCCGCCCGGCGACAAGAAATGGGCACCTGAGCCCCCCGCGCGATCTCGGGCGCCGGTGGCGGCGCGTGCGCTACAACCCGATCCGGAATTTCACGCCCGAGAGGCTCACGGGGGCACTCGAGCAGTTCGACCTGGGATACCTGCGCGACGCGGCGCTGATCTGGGACGTGCTGGAGCGGCGCGACGACGTGCTCAAGAACGCCGGGCCGAAGCGCCGCAAGAGCGTCTCGCGCCAGGCCTGGGAGATCGTCGGGTCGGAGGATTCGCCCGAGGCCGCCAGCCAGAAGGAGGCGCTCGAATACTTCTACCGGAACCTCTCGGTCACCGACGCGATCAACGAGAACCTGCGCGCCGGCTTCCCGCAGCTGGTGCGCGGGATGATGGACGCGCAGTTCCAGTACTTCGCGGTGCACGAGGTCGTCTGGCGTCCGGAGCCCGGCGGGCTGACGGCGGAGCTCCGCAAGGTGCCGCTCTGGTTTTTCGAGAACCGCACCGGGCGGCTCCGCTACACCGGCCCCGAGCTGGCCTGGGACGGGCAGGACCTCGACGAGGGCGGCTGGCTGATCACCTGCGGCGAAGGCATCATGGAGGCCGCCTCGGTCTGCTGCATGTTCAAGAGGTTCAGCCTGCAGGACTGGCTGAACTTCGGGGAGAAGTTCGGGCTGCCGGGGATCCACGGGGAATGCCCCGCGGCCAAGGGCTCGGCGGAATGGGACGATTTCACCGAGGCGCTGGAGAGCTTCGCCAACGACTGGATCATCGCCACCGCGGCGGGCAGCAAGATCAGCCTCATCGAGGCGGGCAAGACCGGCGATGCCCCATTTCAGCCGATGGTCGACCGGATGGACCGCCGCCTCGCCGCGCTGTGCCGGGGCGCCGACCTGTCCAGCATATCCCGCGACAGGGAGGGCACCGGCGCGAGCCTGCAGGGCGACGAGACCGACACGCTCGTCGAGGACGATTGCGCGCTGGTCACCGAGACGCTCAACGAGCAGATAGACAGGGCCGTCATCCGGCTGGCGTTCGGCCCTGGCGCCCCGGTGCTGGCGAATATCCGGATCAACCCGCCCAAGAAGCGCGACATCGGCCAGGACCTGCAGGTGGACAAGTTCCTGCTCGCGCACGGCGCCCCCGTCTCGGTCGCGGACGCGCTGGAGAGATACGGCCGGCCCGCCCCCGACGAGGGCGAGGAGCTGCTGCGGGCACCGCGCCGCGAGGCGCGGCCATCGCCGGCGGGACAGACGTGGGCCACGACGGCGCCGGCGCCCGATGCCTCGAACGAGGCGGGGCCCGACGAGCCGGGGCTCGGCCGTTTCCTCGCCGAGGCCCGCGATCTGCTCGCGACCGCGATGCGCGACGACCTCGCGCCGGCGCGCGATGCGCTCCGCAGGGCGATCGGGGGCGACCTGTCGCGCGGGTCGCTGGAGGCGCTCCGGGACGCGATGCCGCGGATCATGGGGGCGATGGACTCGGGCGACACCGCCGCCGCGCTGGAGGCCATCGCGGGCGCGGCGCTCGCCGACGGCCTGGCCGGCGGGCCGGAGATCGCGGGCGAGAACGAGTTTCGCGAGGGCGACCACCCGAGGCACCCGAAGGGGGCCCCGGATGGACGCGGCGGCAAATTTGCGCCAAAGGGCGATGCCGAGGAAGGGCTGGCGTCGTACGAGGAGCCCGTGTACCGCCCGCGCGGCGTCGACAAGACCGTCCCCGCGGGTCCCGGCGAGCCGGTCCCGCCAGGGCCCCGGGATGGAGGGTCGCCCGATGACGGGGCCACGGTGATGCGGGCGGGTCCAGGGGGCCGGGGCGAGAGGATCCCGCCGCTCCCGGGCAGGGGGCCGCGCCAGACGGAGTTCGACATCCGCGCAAACATCCAGCGCGGACGCCGCGCCATGTGGGCATGCGTGGCGGAGGAGTCGGACGTGATCGCCGCGATGCACCGGCCCGAACTCGGGGATATCGACTTTGTCTGGGATAGGGATGGGCGCGGGATCAGCCACATCATCAGGCGCAGAAGCGAGGAGGATTCCGGCAGGCCCGGCATGAACTCGCTCAGTCCCGAAGAGACCCTGGACAAACTCGTTGATGTGATAGCCCGGGGATCGATCGATGACGCGCCGGGGACTGCCGCGATCGAGTTTGAGGGTTTTCGCGCGCTGCTGGCGCGCGCCAGCAAGAAAAGGAACGCGTGGTTGATCAGCGGATTCGAGACGCGGGGGAGGAAGAAATGAGACCGTTGGTCCCGACGAAGGTGTCAATTCGATCCGGGCCTACGCACCGACGTCCTACGAGGGCTTCGTCCGCCGGTGGGAGCGGCACAGACAATATGATACGCCCGAGACGAGCAGTCAAGCGCCCCTGCGCCGCCAACGAGTCCCCCCGCCCGTGGGGCGTCGGCGCCAGCAACGAGCTCGCCGATGGCGACTGGCAACGGATCAGCGCCTACGGCGATTTCCCAAACGAGGCCGGCCTGCAGCGCGTCGGGCGAGAGGACGCGGAGGCGATGGTCGCGGCGTTCAACTCGATCCGCGGTCGGCTCGGGCGCATGTTCCGCGGCCTTCCGATCTTCGCGGGGCACCCGGACGCCGACCCGGTCCGGTACAAGGACCACCGGCGCTACGGAAAGATCGAGGAGCTGGACGCGCGCGACGACGGGCTCTACGGGCGCGTGGCCTGGAACTCACTGGGGCGGGAGAACATCGATGAGGGCTACATGCTCTACCCCTCGCCGCGGTGGTACCTGAGGAAAGACGGGCGCCACGTGCGCCCCGACGAGCTGATTTCAGTGGGCCTGACGAACAGGCCCAACATCCCGGGTGACCCCTGGGCGAAAAACGAGGCCGGCGAGTCCGCCGGCAGCGATAACCCGAACACGGAAGGAGACGACACCATGCCACAGTGGCTAAGAGACATGTTGCTCGCCGCGGGGCTCATCAAACCCGAGGCGTCCAACGAGGAACAGGTAAAGGGGGCCGTCAAGGGCCTCATCGACGGCCGCGCCGCCGCCGCAAACGAGAAAACGCAGGCCGAGGGACGCGCCACGGCCATCACCGTCGAGCGCGACGCGCTCAAGACCGAGCGCGACGGGCTCAGGACGCAGCTGGCCGCCGCCAACGAGCGCGCGACCGGGCTGGGCGCGGAGAGGGACGCCCTGCGCGGGGCGCGCGCCGACGCGGAGATACGGCACCTCCAGGCCGTCGGAAAGCTGTCCCCCGCGGATGCGGCGGCGAGGCGGACGGAGCTGCTGGCCTGCGCCAACGAGACCGAGCTGAAGGCCAAGCTCGACGGATTGCACGCGGCCAAGCCCGCCATGAAGACGGGCGCCATCACGCGCGGCCTCGGCGAGCGCAGCGCCGCCGCCAACGAGGAGCGCGACCGCCAGGCGACCATCAACGAGGCCGTCTCGGCCCGCATGAAGGAGTCCGGTCTCAGATACCCGCAGGCCTTCGCCGCGGTGAAGCGCGACCCGAAATACAGACCGCTTTTCGACGCGATGAGGAAGCCCGGGCAGGGCGACTGAGTCGGGATCGAAGGCAAGGACGAAACACCACAACGAGCAAAGGAGACCAGAGATGGACAAGACGATGATCGTGCTGCCAGCGATCCTGATATTGGCAGCGTTTGCGATGGCCGCCGCGGTGGCGATCGCCGGCGTGATCCGGAACCGCGGGAGGCTCAGCTGCTGCAACGTGGGCGAGGGCACCCACGCCGGCAGCGTCACTCGCAAGACCGACGCGGCGATCGCCACGCGGCACCTGCTGGTGAAGGCCGGCACCGACGCGGGCCACATCGCGGCGTGCGGCGCATCCGAGGTGCCGATCGGCACCGTGCCCGACGAGGCGTCGGCCGCCGAGGAGAACGTCGAGGTGGCGCTCCTGGGGAGCGCGCCGAGCACCCGGAAGATGGTGGCCTCCGAGGCCATCGACGCCGGGGAGGAGGTCTTCACGGCCGCGGGCGGCAAGGTCCAGGACCTGCCGGCGGGCGCGGGCACCTACTACCGCGTCGGCACCGCGCTCACCGCGGCGGCGGCGGACGGGGACGTCATCGAGGTGGATCCCTGCACCGCGGCGAAGACCGTGGTGAGCGGATAACCGGCGGGAGACACCGGCGGACAACCCGAATCGAAGAATCAACGAAAGGACAACAACGATGAAATCCACGATCCAGGCGCCCCGGCGTCCGGCCGCGTCCAACGACGCGATCCTGCCGGACCTCGGCGCCAACCAGAACCCCGTGGGCCGCGTCTGCGCGGCCAACGAGGCGCGCTTCACCAGCGCGCATTTCAGCGAGCCGCTCACGACCTTCGCGGTCGGATGGCGGGACCCCGAGAACCTCGACGCCATCCTGCAGCGCATCTTCCCGGAGGTGCCCGTGAGCCGGCGCTTCGAGTTCAAGAAGGCCACCAACGCGGAGGCCTTCCTGAGCGAGGCCGACGACATCCGGGCCATCGGCGGGGCGTTCAAGCGCGTCGAGTACTCGGGCGAGAGCGTCACCGAGAAGACGCTCAACAAGGGCCTGACGGTGCGCGTCGACCACGACGACGTCTCCGGCGACGACTGGCAGGAGCTGACGGTCGCGCGGCTGCTGCAGCGCCTGGCGCGCAACGACCTCCGCCGCGGGGTCGCGCTGCTGGACGCGAGCGCCACCAACGCCAACAAGGTGTGGAGCGCCAACAACCCCGACGCCGACGTGCGCGAGATGCTCTCGCTCGGCGCCGACGCCTGCGGGATCCGGCCCAACGTGGTCGCCTACGGCGAGACCGCCTGGGACGCCCGGCTGGACGTCTACGAGTCGGTCAACACGCCGGCGGCGGGCCGCAAGGCGGGGATGTCCCCGGAGGACCTGGCGCGCTACCTGATGGTCGACCTGGTGGAGATCGTCAAGGCGCGCTACCAGAGCACCGCATCGGCCAAGGCCGCGATCATCCCGACGGTGGTCTACGCCTACCTCGCCCTCCAGGGCGCCTCCAAGGACGACCCGAGCCACGTGAAGCGGTTCCTGTCGATGACGGAGTCGGGCCGGTACCGCGTGTACCTGCAGCAGTACGAGAAGTTCACCGACGTCTCGGTGGAGCACTACTCCAACATCGTGGCCACCTCCACGACGGGCCTCCGCAAGCTCACCGTCTCGCGGAAATAGCCCGTCGCCAGTGACCGGAACAATCGGAAAACGCAACAGAGAAGGGAATCAAACAACATGAAAAGACTCATCGGACTGGTCGCCGGGCTCGCGCTCGTGGCGCTCGTCTCGCCGTCGCCGGCCCCGGCCGGCGTGGCCGAGATGATTGCCTCGAGCGTGCACTGCAGCAACACCACGGTCTCCGTGGTGTCGGCGCCGCGGGAGATCGACATCTCCGGCGTCGACAAGGCGGCGGTGTGGGCGACGACGACCAACAAGAGCGTGATGGCCGACATCTACCTGAACTTCCAGCGGTCGCCGGATGGCACGGCGTGGTCGAGCGACTACCTGTCGGTCACCCAGTCGGTCGCCGCGGGCGCGCAGAAGACGCTCCGCTCCGCCATCGCGGACGCGGACCTGGTCGGCGTGGCGGCGCTGCGGCTCTACTCGGTGGCCTGCAGCACCAACATCGGCACCAACACGATCAGTTCCGTGCTCCTGGCATTCTAGCGCCGGGGGCCGTTTCTGACACGTCCCCCGCGCGCTCTGAAACGCGCGGGGGTCGCACAGAGGCGACGGAGAATAGAGCGATGGCCTGGACCGAGATCACAGAGGCGCTCGTGCTGACAAAGCTCAGCGGGCCCGAGCTGTCCTCGCTCAAGACGGCCGCGCTCGCGGATGGCCAGGCCAATCCGCTCACCGAGATCATCGCCGACGTCGTCACGGAGGTCCGCGGCTATGTCGCAGGCAACCCCAAGAACACGTTGGGATCCGGCTCCACGATCCCCGATGAGCTCATGATCGCGACGCTGGCGATCATCCGGCTCGAGCTGCTCACGCGACTGCCGGGACTCAAGGGCCTGATCACGCCGGAGCGCGTGGCGGCCGCGGATGCCGGCCGCGAAAAATGCAGGGACGCCGCCCGCGGCCTCATGGCGATCGAGCAGCCGGCCACCGCGAGCGAGCAGGTTATCGCCGGCCCCTCGATCGAGCTGATCGAGAGCCGCGCCCGCACTGCGACGCGGGCGAAGATGGAGGGCCTGTGAGGATCCTGGTGCCGGCGCCATTCGAGGAGGCGGTCTCCTCCCTGCGCTCGCGCGGGATCATGCCCACGGCGCTCTCCTCGGCCCAGATCCGGGACCTGGGCGCGGCGCTCCGGGCGACCTCGATCTTCTCCGCGCGCACGACGCACGCGCGGTACGTGCAGGACATCAGGGACGCCGTGGACGGGATCCTCTCCGGCAAGCTTTCGAAAGCCGAGGCCAAGGAGATCCTCATCCGGAAATTGGCGGAATACGGCTACGACCCGGAGCGCGGATTCCCGGGCGACCGGGGACTCGGCATCCCGCCGGCCGAGCGGGGCTCGCTGCGCGACCTCGGCTCCTCGCGCCGCCTGGACCTCATCCTGGACACGCAGCTGACGCTGCACCGCTCCATCGGCCAGAAGATCCAGGGGATGACGCCCGAGGCGCTCTTCGATTACCCCTGCTGGGAACTGGTGCGCATGCGCCCGCGCAGGATCCCGCGCGGGTCGGCGCTCTCGGGATCGCCCGGCTGGCCCGAGCGCTGGGAGAGCTGCGGCGGCGAGTTCTACCGCGGCCGCATGATCGCCCGGAAGGACTCGCCCGTGTGGGTCGCCCTGGGCGACTCCTCCAGGTGGGACGACGCGCTGGACGTGGACGTCCCACCATTCGCCTTCAACTCCGGGTTCTCGTGGCTGGAGATCTCGCGCGAGGAGGCCGTCGCGCTCGGCGCCACATCCGAGGACGACGCCGTCGCGGGCACGCCGGCCGACCCCCGCGAGTCGGTCTCCGCGAGCGTGGCGGGCATCGACCCGGACATCATCCGGGCCGCGCTCAGGGGCATCCGCGCGGAGATCGCCGAGGACCGGGCGCGGCTGGCCGCGCCGGGGGGCGCACGATGAACCTCCTGCGCATCAAGACCGAGATCCGCGACGAGGCCGCGCGGGCCCTGATCCGGGGGATCGACGACCGCGCCTCGCTCAACAAGCGGATCGGCCTGGCCGCCAAGGCGCTGACCCGCGAGCACCTGTCGAAGATCGCGATCGAGAAACACGGCACCGCGCAGAGGCTCGGGGCGGAGCCGACGGGCCACTTCAAGGAGGCGGCGGAGTCCATCAACATGGCCGCCGACGCGGACGGCGCCGAGCTGCGCATCTCGCACCGCGGCGGCCTGGCGCGCGCGGTCCGCCCCGTCGACATCGCGCCCACCGGCGGGCGCAGCTTCCTGACGATCCCGGTCCACGCCGCCGCCTACGGCAGGCGCGTCCGGGAGTTCGAGAGGAATTTCGGGGCGCGGCTGTTCCGCCCCTATAAGAAGGGCGCCGGAAAGGTCAGGGCCAAGGCCCTGGCGGCCCGCGGCGCGGACAAGAAACTGGTATTTTTCTACGCGCTGCGCGAGTCCGTCCACCAGGACCAGGACCGGGAGCTGCTGCCCTCCGACGACCAGTACGCGATCGCGGCCAAGGAGGGCGTGGCGCGATGGATCGGGCACGTCGCGTGGCTCCGCGGCATCGATGCGGGGGGCGCATGAGCTCGCTGCTCTCCAGCCTGCAGGCCGACATCAAGACGCACCTGGCGTCCGACGCGTTCTTCACCCCGGCGGCCCCCGAGGGCGGCGGCGACGCGGATCCGGCGATCGCCGTGCTCGCCGAGAACCTGCAGGACATCGAGTCCTCGATCGCCGAGGCCATCGCCAAGATCGGCATCTGCGCGATCGTGCTCACCCCGGAGGGTGAGCAGCGGTCCCCCAACCTCCCGAAGATCTTCTTCGACGGGATCCAGGTGCGCGTCCGGATCGTCGAGCTGGTCGCCGTCAACCGGTCGACCGGCGGGACGCTCCAGCCGGCGCTCCTGGCCGCGGAGGCGGCCGCCTGGGGCCTGCACCATTTCAACCCGGCGTCCGCCGGCGGGGCCGTGATGGTCTTCAAGCGCATCGCGCGCGTGGATAGCGAGAGTCACCTGATCTACGACGCGATTTTCGAAACCAAGGCGGGCATGTCCGCCGCGCCGCAGAGGGTGACGTCGTGAGCAACAAAGGAGAGCAACCATGAACGTGGCAATGATCATCGGGGGGCCGGCCGTCCTGCAATACCGCGGCGGCTCCTTCTACTCGAAAGGCGACATCACCGTCACCCCGACCATCGAGACATTCAACGTGGAGACCTCGAGGCACGGCAAGGTCGACGAGCGCCACAGCCTCGCCAGCGTGAGGGTCGCGTTCCAGCCCAGCGGCGAGTGGGAGAACCTCGCCCTGCTCTACTGGTTCCGCACGCTCGCCCTGGGCTCGCTGATCACGCCGGAGTCGTTGGCGGTCTCGGCGATCAACACCACCAGCGACGAGCTGACCTCGGTCGGGCACGGCCTGGCGACCGCCGACGCGGTCATGCTCCACATGGCCACCGACGGGGTCCTGCCCTCCCTGGGGACGGGAACGCTCTCCGAGACGACGGTGTACTACGTCCGGAAGAAGGACGCCGACACCGTGACGCTCCACCCCACCGCCGCGGACGCCACGAACAACACCGCCAAGATCGATTTCGCCGACGACGGCACCGGCACCCTGTACCTGGACCGCGACCACCCGCTGGTGGTCCACAGCCTGGCGGGGACCAAGCTCACGCTGCACAACGCGGCCCCGGTGTCCATGCCCGGCATCCGCGCCACGCCGAGCGACACGATCCTCCGGGACGTCGAGTTCGAGGGATTCGTGCGAAACGGCCTCGACCGCGACACGGCCAACTCCATCTACACCCTTGAGAGCGCCGCGCTCTCCGACGCGGAGTTCGACCCAGCCGACATCCCCACCGTCCGCTTCTCCTCCGTTTGGGGCGCGGCGGCCCCGTGGTCCTCCTTCGACACGGAGGCCGGGTGGACGATCGATTTCGCCCTGCGGCTGGAGGCGGTCAACAGCGACCGCAACGGCCTGGTCTCACGCCGGTTCACCGGCCTGGAGGTCTCGGCGAAGGCCACCCCGCACGGCATCAGCGAGTCCGCCCTCCTGGCGAAGATGCTCCTGCAGGGCTCCGGCGCCGCTCGCGGCGCGAGCCTCGGCGGCGGCGACGATCTGGACATCGTCGGGCCCTCGAACAACCCCTATATCCGGCTCTACGGGGCCCGCATCAAGGGTGGCCCGCTGCGCTACGGCAACGGGGTCGGCCGCATCGGGGAGTGCGAGTGGATCGCCACCCGGACCTTCACCGGCGGCGCCCCGAACCCGCTCTTCTACGTCGGAACGGCCGCGCCGGCCTGATCCGGGGAAAACGATGTGCACGTCCTCATCGACAGCCACCGGCTCACGGGCACCGGCGAGTACCGGGTGGAGGGCTTCGAGATCTCGCCCCTGGAGATCCACGACATCCCGGGCGGCGCGTCGGCCACCCTGCAGCTCCAGAACCGGCGCGTCGCCGTCCGCTTCCGCGTCGGCATACCGTGCTCCGGGCCGGACGAGGCGGAGCTGGTCGTGCTCGACCGGCTCGCCTCCATCCCGGGCCGGGGGACGGTGTATTTCGAGACCGGCGCCGGTGTCTGGCGAAAGTCCGAGGAGGCCGAGCTGCGCGGCCACCCGCTCGGCTACGCCGGCGGCTTCGTGTTCCTCCAGTACGAGATCGAGGGCCGCGTCCCGGCCGTCGTCCCCGAGTACGAGGTGCCCACGGTCATCATCGACGGGGGCGAGGCGCTCTCGGCCTACGGCCCACCCGAGGGCGGCACGATCGACGGCGGCAACGCGCCCGACACGTTCCCCGTGGCGGCGCTCAACATAGACGGGGGAGGCGCATGAGCCAGCAGATACAGATGAGGCGGGACACCAACGCGGCGCGGCTGACGGTCACGCTCGCCTCCGGAGAACCATTCTGGTGCACGGACACCCTCGAGATGTACGTCGGGGACGGCGCCACCCCGGGCGGCCGGAAAGTCTACGGCCAGACCGGGGTGCGCTGGGAGGGCGCGATCACCGGGCTCACCGGCGGGGGCGCCACCAACGTCGACGGCATCGCCACCGTCGACCTGGCCGCGAACTCCGTGCTGCTGCTGGTCCGGGTCGGCGGTTTCGTCAAGGGCCTCGTGCTGATCGAATCCAACGACGCGGAGGATGTTGCCGCGGGCAAGATCCGCCCCGACGACCACGACGACGTCACCAACCCGAAGCTCTGGCTCGAGGTGTTCTGATAATATGAAAAGGCCCCTCCAACTCCTCCCCGTGGCCGCCCTCTTCGCCGCGGTCCTCACGGCGCAGAACGTCGGCCACGAGGCCATCCGCATCAGGCTCCCCGACTCGGCGCTGGTGCAGACCAACCTCGTCCTGTCCAACGCCGCGCTCTTCAGGGCGGCGGTCGCCGACCTCACCAACGGGGCCGCCACCACCGGCGATGTCGCCCTGGCGGTCGCGGGATCAACCGCCGATGTCTATGCCGCCCTGGGCTCCTACGTGCCCACCTCCTCGATCGCCTCCGGGTCGCCCACCGCCACTAATATATACGAGTCCATCTCCAACCGGATCTCGGTCCCCGCCGGCACATACCCGACAACCAACCGCACCGCCTACGCCGACCCGTCCTTCCCGCTCTACAGCCCGCCGTATTTCGGGAACATCCAGTCTGCCCTGGTCTGGCTCGGATCGTCGGCCTTCCCCAATGGCACACTGACCAACCATGGCGTGCTCCGGATCTCCGGACAGTGGACCCTCTCAGGCACCCGGATCGATTGCACCTCCGACAAGTACGACTGGCTGGAGATCGACGCGACTCGGGCATCGATCGACTGCAACGTCGCCTCGGTGGGCGACGGCCTCGGGTGGTTCAATTTCGGGTCATCGGTCGAGCGAGTGTTCATCTACGGGGGGAAATGGGCCGCGTGGCAAAATGCCGGGAATAACGGTCAGATTGTGCGCGCGCAGGGGAAGTACTGCCGCGTGTCGAACCTAGATTGCTGGACCTACGGATCAAACTGGAACGTGACGGCCGCGTTGCGGCTGGATGGTGCCCAGGGTAGTGCCTCTGGTGTCAGGGCCAGCATCGCCAGCGGGAACAAGGGTTCAGGGGGATATGTCCCGCTACTGATTATGGGTGCTACGTCCCTCATCACAGGCTGCACCTACGATCTCTGGGAAAAACCCAACAGCTATATCAACATGCTCGGCAACCCGCAGCACCAGTACCTGGGATGCGTGTTCCGGACCTACCATTACACCGCATCGCTCCCGCTGTTTCTCTCGCTTGGAGAGGGTGCGCGGTGGGAGGGCTGCACCTTCGCGAACGTGGTCAACCCGACGACCTACACGACCGGTCAGGTCTCGATTGGTACGCCAGATGCGGGTGCGACCAACATGGCCTGGCCTTCCGGGTCCGGCTATACCGGCGGCGATGGGATGGATCCCTACTATCAGTCGATTCGGGTCTACCCCTTCCGGACAAATTCCGCCGGCATCGTGAATTGCGCCACGAACGCGCCCCTAGAGTTTGGGGGGTACAGCCCGAACGACAGCGGCTCGTACGATATCGCGTGGACGTGGAGCAATGGGGTGGGGACGGTCCATGGCTACCGGCTTGTCCGCAATGACAGCGAGCACGGCTGGGATTGGAACAAGTATCGCGACGTGGACGCGACCACCACGAACCTTCTCGACGATGCGACCGGATGGAGCGATGGCGGGCCGACCTACATGCTGATCACCAATCTGCTCTGGAGCACAAATGCCCCGACGCCGGTGATCGGCCGCACGGGGGACACCGCCCGCAACATCTTCATCTCGCTCTCGGTCTTCAACCAGGAGAACTGGTACACCAACGCCACACCGACGACGAACAACGTCTCCGTCGCCACCAACTATACCGGCATCACGCTCCCACCACCGCAATGAGGACCACCATGAAAAGAGCCCTGTATCTCCTTGTAGCCATCGCAGCAACGGCCGCCGCCCAGACGGTCACCGACACGACCCCGCCTCCCCCCCCTCCGCCAGTCGCCTCGCCCCAGTTCGATGTCGAACTGGCGCCGGACCTGGCCGGCGCCGCATACCTGGCCGTGCTGCCGGTGCTCGAACTGCGCGAGGGGATCGTCCCCCTGAAATCCCTCGAGGTCGACGTCGAGCGCGACGCGGCCGGTGCGGCGCGAAAGGGAGTGGTCACCATCACCGCCGAGCTGTCCCCGCAGCAACTCGCGGCCGTCCGCAACTATTTTGCGCCCCGCTGGCCCCTGCCACCGGGGGCGAAGGCCCGGCCCCTGTCGCGCGTCGAGGTGGCCATCACCAACTCCGGCGCCGCCAAAGTCACCCTCCGGTACAGATGATGTCCTGCGACACCATACAGATCGGGCAGGCGATCGAGGGCGGCATCCTCTCGGCCGCCGCCCGCGCGATCGCGGGCGCGATCGGCCTGCTACTGGCCGTTGCTGCGGCCGTTCTCCTCTGGGACAGATAGCCCATGGCCGAGCCCGACAGGGAAGTCATCGTAAGGGTCGGCGCCGAGGTCGCCCCATCCGTCAAGGCCGCCGCAAAGGAGGCCGGCGACCAGATCGCCAGCGGCGTCGCAGAATCGGTCAAGTCCGCCGGCGCGGCCGTCCGCTCGGAGGTCGCCGACGCGCTGAAACCATCCGACGAGGAGATCAAGGCCCTCGTCGAGAGCTATAACAAGGCGATGGTCGCTGCGGCGAAGGCGACCGGGCACGAGGAACTCATCCCGTCCGCGACGGTCACCCCGGACCTCGCCGCGACCAGGGCGCAGTATGACCTGCTGGCCAAGTCCCGGGACGCGCTGGTCGAGAAAGTCAACAGCGGTGGCGGGATTCGCGCGGACGAAATAAAGGCCGCGACGGCGCAGCTGACCCACTTGGGCACCGCCCTGAATCAGGTGCGCCTCGGCCTGCGCAATCTCCTGGAGGGGGATCTCGTCCGGGGCGGCGCGAACATCGCCCGGGCATCGGGCGCCCTGTCGCGCGTGGTGACATCCGGAAGCCCCCTCGGCAACATGATCGGCGCCGCGGGCGGCGCGGCGCTCCGGTTCGGCATTCCGGGCATGGCTGGACTCGGCATCGGCTCCGCCGCCTGGCGCGACAACGAGGTGCAGAACGCCTGGCAGCGGCACGTGCGCGACCTCTCGAACGCCGGCACCGGCTCGTCCGAGGGGGCCCTGGGCGCCGCCGGCGCCGCACAGGGAGAGATCGCGTCCATCCGCCAATCGTGGATGCCCACGGGCGGGATCTGGGACGCGATCAAGAAGGGCTCGGCGTTCGGGCTGTCGAAGCTGGGGATCGGCCCGATGGCCGAGGACATGCGGAAGGTCAACGACCTCTCCCGCGTCCGGGAGGGGATTTTCGCGCGCCTGGAGGAGCGGGAGCAGAACCTGCTGGAGATCCAGAGGCGCCTGACCCTCGAGACCAGCGCGGGCGTGGACCTCGAGGCGAGGCTGGCCCAGGTGCGCGAGCGCGCGGCCATGGCCCGGGACGCGCTGCTCGCAAAATCCGACGCGGCCAAGGTGGCCGGCGATCCATATGGCGCGCGATACTACGAGAACCAGGCCGCCCGACAGATGGACCGGATGCGGCTGGAGGAGAAGAGGGTCCGACAGGAGGATTTTGAAAACCGTGCCGGCCGCGCGGCGGATTTCGCCGAGGAGCTGACCCGCATGGAGAACGCGGTCGCCCTCCAGTCGCGGCTCAACGAGATGCGCCGCCAGGGCTTCTCAGAGCACGACCTCGCCCTCACCCGCAAGGCCGCGGAGATCGACGAGGCCGAGAGGCAGAGGCTGATCGGGGCGAACCCGGCGGAGCGGGAGGAGATCCGCAAACAGTTCGACGACCGGCGGAAGGCCGAGTTCGGCGCCATGGAGACCGAGCGGCTCAGGGCATCCGAGAAAATATCGCGCGAGATCAAGGAGCGCATGGAGACCGAGCGCGCGGAGATCTCTGGGGCCAGGGAATGGGTGGAGCTGCTGAAAATCCGACTGCACTATGAGGCGCAGATCAGGCAGGCGAGGGAGGCGGGCATGACCCCTGATGCCATCGCGGGGATGGAGGCCGAGCGTGACTTCGCTATACGCGCGGCGATGGCCCGGCAGTCCGCGGCGAGCGAGGCGGAAACCGCCGCCACCCACGCGAACATGGTCAAGGCCGCCCGCGCGGCCGCGGGCGGAGATATCACCACACAGGGAGCCAAGGCATACACCGACATCCGGGGGAACCGGGTCTCCAAGACCGGAACCCTCATGGACCCATACAAGGGGGGCCCGGTCGCATCTGTGGACGAGTTTGGCAACGAGGACACCCGGGACGCCACACTGGGCCCGGTGGGCCAGGGAAGTCCGTTCGATGAGTGGCACAGCCAGCAGGAGCGCGACGACTACCGCCATCAGGTGCAGAAAGACAATAGCGCCGCGGTGAAGGCTCGCGCGAAACAGGATGGCATCAGCCGGGCCGAGGCGCGCCGCAGGCTCCAGGATGAGGGCAAGATCAAGTCTTCCGACATCCCCAGCAAATCCGAGCAGACCCAGCAGCAGGCGGCGTGGGATCAAAAAAGGATATCGGAGCTGATGTCCAAGCTGGACTCCATCGACCGAAATCTGCCCGGGGGATTCGGCCCATGAGCTGGTTTGACAGCCCGCTGATCACGGAGATCCGGGGCTCGCCGGAGATCTCCTACCGCTACCTGTCGGAGACGCGCCGCAGGTTTTTCGTGGGGGACCTGGCCACGATGACCGCGCAGAAGCCGCTGGTGGGGGACACGGTCGAGGCGCTCACGGTCGTCGAGGTGGCACTGAGGCCGACCGGAAAGAACGCGATGGGCGAGGGCGCCCTGCTGATGGCCGCCGAGGCCGTCGTCCAGGTCGAGACGGACTCGCGGCCCTTCGAGATCAGCGTGTTCCGGCACCCCAACTACTCCACCCTGACCTACGTCCAGAAGGATTACGTCCGGAAATTCGGCGAGTGCGAGAGCTACCAGGGCACGATCCTCAGATGGGCGGCCAACCATACCGCCAGTTGGCCTTCCCAGATGGTGGACCTGCTCAAGCGGGTGGTGAACGGCTGC